TTTGATGATCCTCATCGCTTAATGGCAACGGCCTCACTTCCCTTCTATTTTGGGGTAAAAGAAAAGCCATCTATTTTCATAGACGGCTAATTTTCGGGCAAAACAAAAGCACCTATCCGTAGATAGATGCATTTTCATATACTTTTAGGGGATATATGAAAAAGTATGAATATATCTAGAGGTATATATTCTGGGGGAATATACACTTGAAGGGTATGAATAACAACAGTGAATGGGCTGTTATCCACGGAAAAATTATATCATATTTTGCCAAAATTGAATACCCGATCATCGGTGTCAAGTTTTACATAGTAATTCATAAAATTTTCATTATTTCTAATTATTAACTAGGGAATCATAGTATATTTTTGCAAATGATCCTCCACTGTTTGACATAATAGCGATGTTTGTTGGTGAATAAATTTCACAGTTACTTGGTAAAGAAATTTTAGCTCCCGCAGCCGTAGCTGAAATTGATCCAACAGTACTTCCATCGTTGTTTAAAAACCCGTTACTAGAATATGATACAAATAATAAATCAATATCGGTTATACGATTAACTATTCCGCTAAGATCAAGCATGGTACATGCATAAATAGTTGTATGGACAGAGTTCGCGTAAATATTTGCCTCAATATATTTATCATCTTCATGGTTTTTATATATCATTGTAATACTTTTTAATCCTTGCGAATTGGGAAGCGTTACCGTATGCCAAGCCGAGTTTTCAACGCTTTTCAAATCGTCGCTAGTAGCGACTGGAACACCTCCTGACTGCAAACCTGCTGTAAAGTTGGTTTGCTGAGATGTTCGTGCTAGGTCAGACGGTAAACTGCTTGCTAGTAATAACGGATTATTGTTAACAGTTGGAACGGTATCAAAGTTGTTGGCACCGGATAGGTGGGCTACTTCACTGTCATCAGCAGGTGTGTAACCAATTTTATCTTGCTTGGAACTAACCTCTTCAATTCCTGCTACATCACTAGCTGGTTTACGCATATCAGCAATATTCACTTTTTTATCCAGTTGCTGATTAACGTCAACTGTTTTGGCATAAGCATTCCCTGCACTATCAGTGGGATCGGTTTCAAAAGTATTTTTGCCTTTGAAGTCATTATTTTCACCAGTTCTGGCGATGTCAGTTGGCAAAACCGCATTCAATTGAGACTTGGTAATAACTAAATCCCAATCAGACCATTTATTGTTGGTCGGATTATATGATCGAACGTAGCTTGTGCCATTAATATCGTCGTAAGCCAATTGTGTGACACCATCCGTTGTGTCTTTATTCCCATAAACAATAATCTGGCCATTAGTTGAAAAGTCTTCTGGTGCACTAAGCGGCAAACTGCCCTTAATCAAGTGGTAGCCCGTGGTAATAAAACTGTCAAGGTTATCAGATTCTGATAGTGTTGAACCTGCATTAACAATTCCCTGGCTAATAATCTGTTGAATCTTCTGGTCAACATATTCTGGAGTAACTGTGCCTGCTTGATCAGGATTTAAGCTCACAGTTGCCGATCGGCTTAAAGCACTGGCGTATTTTGGCGAGATTGCAGCTGTTGCTGCTCCATCCTTTCCCGCCGGCATTGTTTGCTTAACAGTGCTGGGAGTGATTGCAAATAACCGTTCATCTGTTATAACTGCACTGCCCTTAGCATACCAACCAATAACATAAAAATCGAAATTTTGAGTAACTTCTTTATTAGTAAAAGTGGCTCCTAAATTAACTGTATTATCAACTCGACTGATAACCGTTGTTCCGGTTGTTTGCTGAATTAATGTTAGTGATGTGGTTTTTTGAATATCCACATCAGATTCCTGTGTTAAGTCGTCAGCAGCTAATACCGTTTTCGTATAAGTAATTTTGTCATTACCATTATTTACAGAACTCAATAAATCCATCCCTAAGTCCGTAATAATAGTATCACCCATTTTTTGCATTTACATGCTGCCTCCTATACATAGAGTATTTCTTCCTGAATCGTTTGGGTTGCTATATAAAGCGAAGATTGCGTGTTGATGGTGAATGCCACTTGATCAATCCAGACTCCGAGTAATGTGGCAGCTTGTAATCCAGTTAGCATAATTTCTGTTTTGCGTTTGTCATCCGCATATTCAAACGGGATTCCATATACAGTAATATGATTTACTTTATTTGTGCCATCCCTTGTAGATTCAACGTGAATCTCACTTAGATCAATCTCCAAGGAATTAGCGATTACCCGTTCAATTGAATTAATAGTTCCGTCGGATGTAGCAACTTGCTTTTTTAGACGAATTAAAAAACGCAAGAAATCATCGTCACTGTCTGGACGTGACACCTGGTACTGTGCCGCAATCATATCGAGCGATGTGCCTTCAGCGTAATCAATCGCCGTCCAGTCAACAATCTTGCTGCCCAGATCTGAGCCGAACTCAAACATCTGATTAAGTTCGTCCATCATTCCATAAATGACGCTGTCCGGCTGGTGACTCCAATGCTGTGCAAGTTCTGCCATCATCTGATCAGTTGTGTATAACATGTGATGGCCCCCTATTCAAAGTCTAATTTAATTGAGTTAGTTGTGGATGTGTACCCAGTTAGCATGGCCGTATTATCATCACCAACATTGATCCAATCAGTCGATCCTTGCGGAACTTCATATTTATCCACTTGAATATCTTGACTAGATAAATTGCTTGGATCACGACCAATTAAAATAGTAGCTTCATCCACGCCGTCCATTGAATAGATATCCGGATACATCTTGGTCAGTACAACGTTAGCACCCATTGAAAGGCTGTTGATATAGTCAGCGATCAGTTCTTTAACTTCACCAATGCCACTATCGGCATCCCAATTAGAATTTGTTTTGAGCTTAACATTGACATGAATCGGAATTGGTGTTGCATAATCAAAATAATATGTTCGCATTGTTCCAGAATCATCGGCCACTTGGCCTGACTCTGAACCGGTAAACATCGGTCCAAAGCCAGAGTAGGTCGCTAATGCATTTAGAATGTCTTGTTTAGCACCACCTAGCACATATAGATGAACAGTGTAAGGAGGATTACCATAGCTATCAACTGTTCCCAAAGGATTTTGGACGGCCCCAACTTGTTTTACGCCAGAAAGATTGGTTAATGCAGTAATAATGCCATTGATGGTTCCAGAAGGGTTGGCGATAGTTTCCGTAATAATCCGCCGTCGCAAGAGATCATCAGTTTCTCGATCCATACCGCCATTTGATGCTTCTGGGTTGTTAACACTGATAATATTGTCATCCGGATCGGAAACAATAGTAATACTATTAGCTGGAGTGTTAGTGTAAGCACCATAATCATCGGAGTTGGCATTAACATCAACTGACCAGGATCCATCGGATTGCCGAGTTGTAACAACATCGTTTATTACATCAAACACAATTCCATCTGCAGTTTCGAACTGGGTTCCAGCCTCGATCAAATATTCTCCATCCGTCACAATATGAAGCGTTGCTTGTGATTGAGATGAATCATTCCGTGTGATCCCAGCATTAGATGCTTGACGATCCAGGCCGGTATCGGTTGCTGTAGTTACATAGGCATCATAATAGAATAACTGCAATTGTTGAAAATACTTAGATATGAAATATGAGAAGGACATTGAAAGAATGCCGAAATTTGAATTCGCCGTTAATGGAATATCCTCGCCGAACCGACGTTTGAAATCGGTCTGCACTGCATCTAATACTTCCTCATAAGTTGGCACTAAGAATCCGCTAGAGCTTAGGCCATATTTTAAATCAAGTGCCAATATCGTATCCTCCTTTTGCTTGCTGTTCATTATCATCTTCATCAAGATAGGTTACTTCGAAGTCAACAATCAAATGACGATTTTTATCTTTAGTAAAAGTAATTGAATCAACAGTTTGAATCTCGGGAACTTGAGCAGTGATAGCAGCTTCCATGTCATCAGTAGCATGTTCTAGATCTGGCTGTTTACCTAACATATTGGAATAATCAGACCCAATTTCTGAATCTAAGTTGTCCATCTCACCATAATAAATATCCAAAGTTGCTCTAATGCGCTGTGCAATTTCATCAGCACCTTCAACAACTTCTAAGTCATGAGTATTAGGATCAATGACAAAATCTCCACTTTGGTCAATCATCAAATCTCTAGCCATTTATATCACTCCCACTATGATCGAATCATTGATATCATGTTGACGACCGGAAGATGGGGTATATTCCTTAGCTGTACCATCCCAATCATCCATATCGTGATCCATGACCGTGACGACTACAACCGCACCAGCATGCATAATAGGTGTGGGAATCGCCCCATTAAATTTATCCTTTACCGTCATTAGCCACTCATCGAGTTGATAACAACACTTGCTAACCGGCACATCCAAAATCTGAGCTTTCTTTGATCCATCCGAGAAATTGTTCAGAGGTTGAATGTCAGCCGTATGGTGCGTTTTATCATACTTGATAACCTTGGCGTGATAATTACAGTCCAGATCGTAATTAATGTTGTTCAGCATGTTGTGAAACGTCTTGTACCAATTTTTTTGCTGTGAAGCTTGTTCAACCATCCATATCACCTACACCTTCTGAATCGACATTTGCGATTGTGGATTAGTTCCATCCGAGGTATGTTGACCTGCTGACACAAAGAACTTACCTTTGAGATATTTAGACTGCATAATGATTCCAGTTAGTGTGGAGACTTCCGGAATCAGTGGCGTAGTAATTTCCCACGTAGTTGTCCCTTCGTCGTCCTCATCCATACTAGGTGGAGTCATTAAAATGTCATCAGTGATCACAAACCAGGTACGTTTTTTCACTTTGGGATCCAAGATTTCCAAGTCACCACGAATGTACAACAACTTAGATTCACCCCGTTTTACCAAACTTTTAAGAACAGTTAAAGGCTTACCCTTTGCGGTATAAGCCTTTTTGATTGGTGTGTTTTTATGGAGTTGAATCTTGCTGATCTTGATACCGGCTTTGGATGCAACCGCCTTGATAATCTGTTCAAGCGTCTTACCTTTATGAAAAGCCATGTTAACCATGAACGTTTTGGTTGCCTTATGTTTAACCCGCTTTTTCTTATAAGTGGCCTTTTGATATACCTTTTTGGTCTTATAGTGACCGACCTTCTTGCCATTTTCGGTGGTATAGTAATGAATCCGTTTATTAACCCATTTGCCAGGTATTTTCTTTTTTACCGTCGTATACTGATTGACTTTCTTCTTTTTCTGCACCCGAATCTTACGAGCTTCGATATTCTTATAGTCAGTTCCCTCAGTATACGTAATAACAATATTTTCTGTGGTTCCGTCGGATTGATTGACGCCAATTTGAGATAGATAACCTTCACACAATGTTTTTTGAGACTTACCCCAGTTAAACGCTAAGACACACTTCTGGCCTTTCTTATAAAAGTCTCGGTGCTTTTTACTCATGTTGTACAGTGTCACCGTGTTCTGAGCCGGTGTCGGTTGATCGGCAAAGTTGACTTCAAAGGCAAACGGATAATTATTATCCTTAATTTCATTATTAAAAACGGTCTGCTTGTTACCACTATCATCGGTCACGATAAACCAAGCATGGGGATCTTTAAATTCAGTTGTCATATGACAATCGTCCCTTCTGCATCAGTCTCATCGTCTTCGTCATCAGGATCATATCCTAACGGTGTGGCATCCGGATTGTCAGTCTCAGACCCATTAGGATCAACCTCATCAATATACGGTTTGACACCGTCCATAAAGTTGATAAAGCCAGCATCATGCAACTGTCCGGATTCATCCATGACCTTGATATCGTCGAGCGGCAGATCACGATCAGGTATATCCATCCCTAAAATATTGCCCACCAGCAATGGCTCACCAGACAGTAACACCCGATCATCTTTGATCACCGTCGCGGTATAGTAGTCGGCAACTTCGTTATAATCGCCACGAAACGTGTACTTTGACCCACCGACTGTAATATCGAAAACATCGGGCATATTCTCCGTGTCGAATGGAATATACATTCGCATTCAAATCACCTCATTTTAAAAAGCACCCAACGTTTCGACGGTTAAGTGCTTGTGTTATCTAACTCTTACTTTTTTACCAGCAATCAAATTCTTGCCGTTTACTTTTTCTAGCCAAGCCACCGATTTACCGTAAGTCTTTGATAACTGCCAGTAAGTCATACCACTTTTAACCGTGAGCGTCTTATAAGTCTTGTTACGTGTGCCTTGAGTTGACTTTTGTGACTTGGTTGTTTTATTAGTTTTCTTGGTACCAGCTTTAGCTGTAACTTTAACTGGATAGCTAAACTGGAAAGATAAATTGACTTTGATGTTTGTTGCAAAATCATCATAGGTCCGACCGATATCAGAAATCATCAAATGCTTGTAGTAGATCCGACCTTTATAGGTTAATTCATAGTGTCGTGAATGCCATTGGAGAAGCTTATTAAATTTCTCTCGAGATTCATGATCGGTGTTACCAGTGATAATCCCACTTAAAGTGACCGTTTTGCCGGATACCCGTGCATAGTTATGCGCCGGCGCACCAGAATCTCGTGGCCAAGTGGAGATATCAGACGTTGTATCGTCATTCTCACCACCAGTAGTAGCTACATAGATGATATCAGTGCTTTGGCCGTCACTACGATAAATTGCTGGCTTACCTTCATTTTCTCCAGCATCAACTTTTTTGCTATGCTCAGATATCTTTTCAGAAACTTTAGCTAAATTCTTGGTAACCTTATTCTTTTCGAACTTGGTTTTCTTTTTCGTCAAAGATTTCAATTTGGTGTTACTTCGGTCATAACCAGCCTTATAGCCATCTTTGGCACGCTTCCACGAATTCGCAATGGTGGTCATAAACTGCTTTGTTTTATCGTCCTTGGCATCATTCGCCTTCTTAAAAAAACTAGCTTGTTTCGTTTTAGCATTGTTGTACTTATCCTTATAATTGGTGACTGATTTCTTGTATTTGGATATTTCGCTATCCAATTTCTGTTCAGCAGTCATCTTTTTCTTAGCAGCCATCCATTCCACCTCCTACCAGACTGAATCATCAAGGCCAAATTCATCATTAATTTGTGTAAGCACATCTGTTAATCCACGCTTAAACTTATCAACGGCCTTATTCATCGTCTTTTCATCAGAGATATCGCCATTAAAGTTGAGTGTGATTTTTGGCTCAATCTTTGGCCGGGACTGCTTAACTTTAAGCGCCTTAATGGAATTTAGATAGTCCGCCGATGGTGACGATTTATCAGCAGTCGCACGGGCTTCGATTGTTTGATCAATGAGATTATCTGCACTCTTGCGCTTAGGGTTGATCGCCACTTCAGGTTCACCAGCAACTTCACCAAAGATGGAGGCTTTGCCAGCCCAACCACCATTGGCATATCGTCGACTACCTGACGGACCCGAACCACGACCACGCCATTCACCAACTTTGCCATTATAGCCAATTCCAATATCGGTCTTGTAATGGCTGTTGTTAAAGAATGCGAGTAGTTGGTCCCAAGCAGACAAAATGTTTTTATGCCCTTTGACAGCATAAGAATTAAAGGTACTACGCTTATATTGCAAAAGTCCCATAGCAGCGCCAGTACCATCATGGTCATCAATCCCTTTGATACCAGCACGACCACCAGACTCATTTTGAATCATATGCAACATATAGTACATCCATTTGCCGCCTGGTATCGTGGCGTGCATTGCTTTAGCGGCTTTGCGGATTAGTGTTTCCAAATCGCCAACCGGTTTGCCACCAATGCTCCCCAAATCGTTTGAAATGCCAAGATTATCGCCAACCCATTTCAGTGCTTTTTTGCCAAGTTCAGCCTTAGCCAATTTAGTTAGTCGACCATCAGATTTACGTGATTTAGGTGTGCCACTTGAGTGACCATGCATCTTTAAAAGATCATTCCAACCAGCTGTTGTAGAGCCACTGTTGCTGAAGGGATTGTGCCGCGAAACTCCGATGTGGACATGAGTTCCGCTTGGCCCAAGAGCGGCAACTCGTTGACCTGTCTTAACCGTATCTCCACGGTGAACATACATTGGAGCGCCAGAATTGTTTTTACCGTTAAATTCTTGGTAAATGACATACCATCCGTCACTACCTTTGGTGACCAGGTTTTCACCAATACCATTGCCACCGCCCCAATTTGCAGGAGCGCCACCGGCATAGATTACAGTTCCACCATGAACAGAATGAACGGTTTTTGCACCGGAAAAATCATTACCATCATGATCAGCCATTCCGCCAGCGGTCGCGCCACGATAACCAAATCCAGAGGTGACGTGAAATCCGGCACCAGGACTATGGCGCCAATTACCACCAGCAGCTGAACCGCCACCTTGAATGGCATCTTGAATGACACCCCACATCGCCTTACTCCAAGCGGGTCCAAGTTTGTTGCTTGAGTTCTTGCCCAGAGCAGTGGATCCCTTTTGTAAAGTGGAACCGCCTAGGTCGATATGCACGTTGTATTCATTATTGAATGCTTTGGTTGGGTGGCTGGAGTTGGTATCAGCAATCTTTCGCAATCCCGACTTGGAAACACCAGAGCCTTTGGCATAGTGAGCAATGCCTTGCATGGCTGCAAATTCCTGTGACTGGCGACCATTTAGAACTTGGTCACCTTTATGGAGTGGCAGAACTCTATTCTTACCTTGTGGCGCATAGACATTGTTGTTACGGACAATCAATTCTTGTCGTGGGCCGGCAGTGGCATCATTGACCATAGCCATTTGATTCTCGGTCAGCTGGCCATTAGATCCATGCGCATACTTGATCGGCTTGATAACTGAATGGTTACCACCGAATTGTCCAAGGACACTGTCAATGCCTGAGATACCTTGGTTCAATTGACCGATTGCCCCACCCATAGCTGAGTGTGCGTAACCTTTCATCCGGCCCATTTCTTTGCCGAAACCAATCGCAGTGGCCTTAGCAGCAGCAATAATCCCGGACTCAAGTTGATTCATCTGTTTCTGGGAGCCCTGCTGCATCGAATTAAAGTCGCTAACGGTGCTCTTGCGCAAGCTGTTAGTTCGCTTGCCGGTCTGGTTTAGAATTGATTTCCATTGAGAGTTGTTGCCGCTTTGCAATTGGCTAAGCTGTCTGATGGATCCTTTTTGCAGATCATCATAATCGCCGACAGTATTTTTCTGAATCTTTTGAGAACGGGACTTAGTGTCCTTAGTAACGCCGTTCCATGCACTTTTCGAATTCTTGGAGAATTTATCAAGTGATTTCTTGGACTTTTTAGTCGTTGAATCGTAATCTTTGGCAACCTTATTTAAACCAGCTTTAACTTCTTTATCGGATGTTTTAGCCGTTCGACCTAATGTAGAAGTTCCATTAGCATATCCTGGCAGAGCGTGGCCTAAACCACCACCCATCACCTTAGCGGTATCACGGGCATTTAGAATCCGTTCGCCTGGTTTAACTTTAGTAATGTGTGGCCCAGCAGCCCCAAGAATACGTGCTTTACGACCATTAACCGTATACGCGAGTTCTGGCCCTGCTTCGCCAACCAGTGCATTGTGCTGGGAAGTAATGAGGCCACCGTTGGCGTGTGCACCTAGAGCGTGTTTACCTTCTTTGGTCACACCGCCAGCCCATTTGGCAACTTTGTCGAACACTTTACCAACACTTTTAGTGACATTCCCAACAGCATTACCAATTTTGCCGAAGATATTGCTGATGTAGTCCCAAGCGGCTTTAATTGGCCGTTTGATAGCGTCGCCAACCGCCGTAAAGATATTGCCTGCCGATTTGGATAAACTGTGCCATTCTTTACTTAGCCAGTTTGTTGCGCCGTTCCAGAGGCTCTTAACGTAACCAACCGCTGAATGCCACACTTTTTTAATCGGCGATGTGATCTTTTCCCAGTACTTACCAGCGGTGCTGGCAAAAGAGTTCCACGCTTTGCCAAGCCATTTAGAAGTTGATTTCCAAATATTGGAAACAACTTTTAAACCAGATCGCCAAGCTCTGCCTACAGCATTTCCAATTGAATGCCATAAACTGCCAGCGGTTTTAGAAAAGGCTTTCCATTTCTTGCGAATCCAAGTCAAAACGGCTGTAACTGGCTTTTTTAAAGGCTTAACAATATATCGATGAACTAAACCAACAGCAAACTCAAACGGTGCCGCAATTGCATGTGCAACACCGGATTTAAGCTTGCCCGCTGTTTTGATAACTGATTTAAAAGCCCCAGCAACCGGCTTAATAACCTTCTTGTCAATTCCTTTGCCAACGCCCTTAAACCACGAACCGATTCCGCCAACAAACTTGCCGGCAGATTTCCACTCTTTACCAATCCATTTGCCAACCGACTTAAATGCCGGGCTGACTGATTTCTTGATACCTGGAATTTGTTTCTGGAACCAACCACCAACGGTTTTACCAAGTGAAGAACCAGCAATGCCGCCAGCAGCTCCGCCAATAAGACCGCCGACAGCCGTACCAAGCCCAGGAATAACTGATCCCAAGGCTGCCCCAGCTGAAGCACCGGCAGTCATACCGGCAACTGAACCACCAAAATCACCAATCTTACGACCGGCATTTTTCTTGTTAATACCGATTAATGAGGTTGCTGAGATTGCGGTGCCCAGCAATGGAATTCTTTTGGCGAGACCTTTGGCACCTTCCAAGAACTTGCCACCCTTAGATAATCCACCTAATGCATCAGCTGCAGTGCTTGTTGATGATTTGCCAACATCTTTTAAAGCGGACGGCAGAAAGGCTTTACCAAGCTTGCCGATTCCACCACCGGTTTTAGAAGCACCTAATCCCAGTACTGCTGCGGTTGACGCAATACTACCAACCCCAACCATTAATGGGCCAGCTAAGGCAACAAACGCCGTACCATAAGCAATTGCCTGCTTCATCGGCTTTGGCAATTTGCCAAAAGCAGTTACCAAATTGTTTAGCTTTTCAACCATTGGCGTTAACGTTGGCAAAACGCTTTTGGCAAAAGACATCCCTAATTGATCAACTGACGTCTTAAAACGTTTAAACTGGTTTTGCCAGGAATGCAAATTCTTTTGAGACAAACCAGCGACATAACCACCTTTGCCTTGCTTTTGGGCTTTGGCAACTTGGCCAGTCAACTCTTTTAATTGCTTTACATGTGTTCCTAAAACGTTGGCAGCACTAGAAGCATTAGCGCCGAATAAGGCGGCATAAATTCCGCCTCGTTGAGTTCGGCTCATGCCCTTCATACGAGAACTTAATTTATCAAAAATGTCGGCAATCGGTAGAAGATTATTCTTAGCATCCCGAAAACTATTCTTGTTTAATCCCAATTGCTTCAAGGCGTTGGGCGCTTTACCTTTTTGCGGTGGATTAATCAATCGTTGATAGATCTGTCGCAGGGATGTTCCGGCTTGACTACCCTCAATGTGGGCATTGGATAATTCACCAATTGCAGCTGAAGTTTGGCTTAAAGTTTGATGGGCGCCATAGGCGTCGGGACCCGCAAACTTCATTGCCTCACCTAAATCACTAAATGATGTCGCTGTCAGGTCGGCGGCGTAGGCCATCTGGTTAACGGCTTTTTTAGTATTCTCGGTCATTTTGATCGTGTTCTTGGACTTTAATCCAAATGATTCGATCGCACTGGCCGCTGTGGTAACAACGTCAGAATATTTATCACCGGACGCAATTGAGCCTTGTAAATAGGTCTTTTGGGCGGCCAACGCTTGGTTAGATTGATAACCACGCCGTACTAACTGCTCATAGCCTTTGGCGATACTGTTCTGACTGACACCATACTTCAGGGACATGTCACGTCCCTGCGACATCATTTTCCGTGTATTATTAATCGAAGCAGCAGTTGATTCACCACCGGTCTTGATTAAATTACGAATGATGGTGTAACGGTTTTGCAATTGCGTGGCGTCTTTAGCACCCTTTAAAAATGATGCACCTAATGCTGCTGAAACTGGGAGCATGGAATAACCGGCATCACGGAAACGCTTGCCGGTTTTATTCAAACGGTCGAGTTTCTTCCGAGTGGCCTCCGAATGCTCCCCCAATCGTTTGACATGCTCTGAAACGTATCCAAATGCACCCTTACCAATTGATTTAACCTTCTCAATTGAGCGCTGTAACACGTTCATATCACCAGCAGCTGATTTACTCTGCTCGCCAACCGTCTTCACATTATGAGAGGTCTGATTAAAGTCTTTACCGGCATTATTGGTTTGCTTAATGTTATTCTTTAAATCAGATTCTGCATTAGCTGCTTTTTTTGTCTCAATAGTTAACTTGCGCTTCTGACTAGCCAGCTTTTCGGTTTCGTTCGCTGCTGTTCGAGCCTGTTTGGAAATTTCACCAGCAGCCGTACTAGAACCATTTGGCAATTTACCCAGTCGTTCAAGCTTCTCAATCAATTCGCCGGCTGCTTTAGTTGCGTCTTTGATTTGTGAGTAGTCAACCTTGGCCTCAATGTCATATCCAACCCGATAAGGAGAATCAGCCATTTCGTCCACCTCCAATCTTTACTGTTTGCCGCCGTTAAGTGCTTTAGCGACACCTGCTTGTGTCGTCAAGCTATCCGGCAATTCTCCAGACAGCTTTTTTCGTATGACTAGTTCCTGCAATAACGCCAATTGATCGGCATCAGCATGAGCTACCATGTGTTCGGGTACTCCATTTAAAATGAGAAAAAAGGGAAGCTCGAGCAAGTCGGCTTCCCTTTTAATCTCACGTGTGGATTTATTTCTAGTTAAGCCCGTCCGTAAGAAAGGAAACGACTTGATCGTATACCTCAGAATAACCGTGATGTTCATCAAAGAACTTGAGGTCTTTGATCTTTGGGGCAACGATAATCTTTTTAATAGCTTGTTCCATAAAGAAAGTTCTTGCCAAGTTTCCAAACGGGTTCTGCGCACTATCTAAAAGATTAGATGCTTCAACAGTTCCTGGGAACTGCAGCATAAAGGTCTGCTCATGGTCAGTCCCTTCATCAATCTTAAACGTTTTCGTCTTACCGAAACGTGACGTAATTGCATTCTTAGCGGCCTGTTCACGAGCTGCTGTTCGTGTACCGGCAACTTCGTTGGCGACCTCTTTAGTGGTTTTCTTTGCTTCTTCTGGCATTTAAAATCTCTCCTTCTGAATTTTTACGTAAAAAAATAACCCTAGCTAGAAGCTAAGATCTCATTAAAACTATGATGGCATTGAATCAAGACGCTCATACTCTAGATTCAAAACCTTAACTTGCCATGACCGCACTTGGGCGGCATCGCCATTTTGTCCACTCGGAACACGAACAACGCTTGCATGAGCACCGTATACATGCTCATTATCTGAACGAACATCAATGGCAAATTCTCCATTAGTGTTTGCTAAATCGGCAAACACTTTGTTGCATGGTGATTCTTGGTTCAAGTTAAAAGTAACTGACCCGGAATTCTTGTTATTCTTCGAAAGAACAAAGGTACCGTATGAATCACCATCTGCACTGGTTTTATCATTATCCCATTCCCAGGTAACAAAGTCACCAGATTGGAATCCGAAAAGCACATTACCGTCAACCACCGAAGTGACATCGGCAGCATCATAGGTACCCATAACGCCTGTTTGAGACGAGTTTGCATTAGCCATAAGGATTGGCCTCCTTTATTTTACTGAAGATTGAGCGTGACTGAATCGGCAGTCGCACTAGAACTATTGAGTTGAGGCGTGCCTGCATCAACTACTCGCTCCACCGCCACCGTTAGCAGTGATCGTGTCTGATTGAATCAGACCATTGATAGTTGCACTATGAATGGCACCTGAACGGTGATAAGTGAATTGGATGCCGCCATAATGACGCTTAGACAGGTCTTCTAGTGACTGTGCGTCTCGATCAGATGACGTCACATTGAAGTCACCTTTCTTAGTGGCGTCATCTGTCAAGATAATGCCTTGCTGCCAACCAGTATCCAAAGTGTTGTAAACCACGGAAGCCAGCAAATCGATTCCAGACTTTTCGTAAGGAATCTTGTCATTCTCTTGAAACTTTTTCTGTACATTGAGCTGAACCATGGTTTTAATCCAGGTGTCACCATGCAGGTTATCGATATACTCACCGTTGGATGTCCAGCCCTCTGATGTCTCTGGGGTACCATTAACCATTACGTATGCAATGGCATGATGATTGGTAATCCCTGCGAAATCAGTTGCTGAATAATCTTGAGTAGTAATCCCGTCTAAATCCTTGAACTTCCAAGTAACAGATCCAACGGTCTTAGAAGCAACCCGACCAATTAAAGCTGCGTCCATTGCTTCAGTTAATGGATGTACCAGATCAATCGTGTATTCGTTACCTTCCCAATGAGAGAATGCATCTACGGATTCTTCTTGAACTACTAAGAACTTCAATAAGTTAGCTTCGCAAATGTTAGAAGCTAGCGTCATGTCCTCTGGATCATCCTGGTCAAAGACCATGAAGTACCAATCTTGCCACCAAAATGCGCCCAGTGAATCTTGAAGCTTGCCTTTTGGGTATGATAAAACAGCTACTCGGTCAGATGGAAATTGTTGATTAAAGTAGGTCGTTACTTTGTTATACAAGGGTGTGCTTGAATCATAATCAAGTGCCAATGCATCAACACTTGAATACTCTTTGTAAACCGCTCCGGTTGTACTATCGGTGACGGACCGTAATAGGCCATCCGTAGTTGTAGCGTTGTTTGGAACGCCCCCACCCTTGCCATCTGAATCAGGAGCCGGTGTTTTAGTTAAGAACAAAATATTGCCAAAACCAATTTGTGGAATTGGCTGTTGTTCTTTCAAGTTAACAATAACGTCAGTAATACGCCCGTATGGGGCAATAGCTGTAGTCATTTTGTTACCTCCTATTTTTTAATTGAAATTTTCGAATCATTATTACCATCAGAAATATCAGTACTATCGATTGTTGTGTGTGGTGAGTAAGTGAAGTCCAGATCAGTATCCTCAAACGTCAGCCCAGAAATAACAGCAAACGTCGCATCAAATCCCACGGCATAGTCGTAGTTACTGCCAATGACGGCATTATGCGACATAACATCACCGGTTGTTTGGATCGTCATTGAACACTGCTTTAGGAACCGCTTGTAACTTGGATCTCGTAAGGCTTCGAAAAGCTGACTCGCCAAATCATCCGCCTGCCAATAGTCGTTTGAATGAGCGTCAAGCTGTAGGATAATCTGATAATTTCGATGATCTGGGAAATCAGCTAGTTCTTCATGATCGCCAGCTACCGTCACAAACGTGAAAAACGGGTACTGAGGTCGATCAGTGGTCAATTCCTGGGCATAAAAAAGCTGCCCGGTCGATTGTTTGACAATCTCACCAAGGCAGTGAATTAATAGTTTCTTCCCCGATTTATATTGACTGATTGAGGTCATCCCCTTTCAGTTCGTAGATAACCACGTCTGAATAATCTTGATAGTTGCTGTAATTAACCACCCGATACTTTCCCTCTTGAGTCGTCGATTCAACAATCGTGTTCTTGGGGTACTTACCGGTTGACAACCACAGCAAGTCAGCATCAGATTGTGAACCACCACTGACATTCATCAACGTGTGATCAAAGGTACTATAGGGCAGGATCGGTTCGTGGCGTTTCTCAGGCTCAATTTCATCAGTTGTTTTTTGAACGGGCACGCCATCGACAGGACCGGTGGAACCATCTAGTAAATCAGCCGACCAAACGTTAATGTCAACGCCTTTTCGATTGATTAATGATTTCATCTTGAGCTTTTTCATCACTCATGCCACCCTTCTAGAATTCGACACTCCACATTTCGGGTTAAAATGCCTTTATCAACCAGCGGATTATTGGTACCCTTACGATCAATTGTTGCCGGCGCATTGGCTGGATCAGACCAAGCAATCATCTGTCTGCGAATATCATTCTTAGCAGTTTCACCCAAGATTGTCAGCAATTCTTTAGCAGTCATTGAGCCATCGATGATCTGTCCGATACCGTTCATCACCATGCGCTGATACTTCTTTTCGTTTTGAATTTTGGCTGTCCGGATAAACGGTCGTGGTGGAATAGTGACTTCTTTAACTAAGATATAAACGATCTTGAACTTGTTTCCATTGGGTACAGCAAGTACATTCTTGCCTTTTGGCCTGAATAGTCCCGGTATCTCACGTGCCGGCATTGGTCCACCATCGGCACCCATTGGAGTGTCCTTGGTGGGAATCGTTAACCATTCACCATTCTTAGGCTGAATATGTGGTGCACCGTACTCATTAGCGCGAACAATCGTCAGCAGCTTGCTATCTTCGCTACTACTAAAAAAGCCAATTGCCACATACGATCGATTAAGAATATCAAACTGTTTAAAAATCTGGGGCCATTTGTTATCAATCCGAAGCTCTGTCAATGTTGCACCACGATAAAGTTGAAATTATCACCCTTCCCGTACTGCTTCCACAATTTCCAATACATGCGGCCCCAGATAGAACTATTGATCCATTTAGTGTTCTGCATATTTTTGGAAAAGTAAGTGGTTTTCAACACATCAACTTGCTCAGATTGAATCCCGCGACCAGATTCATCGTCCATCGTCAGTAGATGCAACGTCAAGTAGCGCTCGGCTTGCTCTCGAATTGCTTGTCCAATGTCTTCATCCCCTACAATGATATGAGCGGGAAAGCCATCGCCAAGCACTTCGACATGGGCATCACCCATCAGCTGAGTGAGCGTTGCATCCGGAACATCTTCAACTAAGTCCGGAGCTGTCGCCTTGACCTGATCGATAGTGGTTAAAACTTGTGAAGCGGCCATTGTCGTCGCCTCCCATCTTTAGATGCCAGTTACCTTAACAAATGCTTCTGGAACACGGCAAATTAAACCACCACATTGTTCTGAGTATGGAATGGTATAAGTCATGTTTCGATATTCAGTCTGTTGACGGGTTAAAGGTTGAGCATCAAGAATTTCAGCGGTCACTGACGAATTGTCAAAGATCATTGCCATATCTTTCTTGCTGTCAGCCCCAGATAACTCATTAACCACGGTGATTTGTGAGAACCATCCCCGTGATTGCAGCAATTGAATCAGAGTAGTTGGTTGATAGTCATTGTATGGAACATCCAGAGCATCGTAAGCGGCCTGTGGGAGTGCCAAAACAGGCTTAACGTCTGCGTAGCCAGTCAGCTGGGTGATCTGTTGTTTAGCATCTTTTAGCTCATTCAGTAAGACTTTAGGGTCATTGGTGTTGCCCTTACCGTCACTAAATGCTGTATTCAGCTTGAAGTTTTGAATCCCTGGAAAATTAATCATTCCTGGAATACCTGCATCATCATTTCCGTTGAAAACTAACTTATCTTCAAAGTCAGCCATTCCTTGATTGATGGCAGCTGCTTGAGTAGCATCTAAATTCACACCAGCCAAATTAGCCTGTTGAACTTCGTCTAGTGAGTAATTAGCACCCAAAGCAAAGGTGATAATTTTTTGAGATGCTTCTTGCATGTCAGCATCTACCAATGGAATATCAGTCCCACGGTTAGCCAAGACACGGGCAGCACCTCGAGCGGTCATGGTTTGATAAGTATACATTTTGGTACCAGGTGCAACTTTGTGTGATCCAAATAGCGAACGGGCTTTAAGAATCTCTTTACGCGGTGTGTAGACCGTCTTATCAAGATTCTCTAGCGCACGTCGGCTAATAATAGCTGTTTGTGCCATTTATAATTTCCTCCTAACAAAAAAGGCTCAATTATGAACCCTTCTAGTTTATTTAATAGTTATGATGCAGTGGTAACTGTAACTGCCGTTGTAGCAGTCTTTGAACCGTCAGCATACGATGTTGCTGTTATCTGGACAGTTTTGCCCGGATCAGTAGCTTTAATACCATGAACAGTTCCATCAGCATCAACAGTTGCCAAGGTTGGATCAGCTGATTTATAAATAACGCCTTTGTTAGTAGCGTTATCCGGAGCAATTACTGCATTGATCTTAGCGGTCTTACCAACTTGAACCGTCAAGCTCTTGTCGGCAGTAATGCCGGTTACATTCACCGTTGGCGTTTGTACGTTTAAAGTAACCGTTGCTTTCTTAGATGTGTCATCCACAGAAGTAGCTGTAATCGTAACCGATCCCGCTTTTACACCTTTGGCACTACCAGAATCAGCATCAATAGTTGCAACTGTCGTATCGCTTGAAGAATACTTCAAAGCCTTATTGGTGGCATCGTCAGGACTAACTGTAGCAATAATATTCTTAGTTTCGCCAACATTAATATTAGTTGATTCACCGACAAATTTTACACCAGTAACCGCAATCTTTGCTGAATCGGTCGTTACACTAACTGAATCAGATGCGCCACTGTCGCCACTTGCATTGCTAACCACAACAGTTGCGTCGTAATCAGTCCCATCTGCCAGACCGTCCACAACTAAGCTACTAAGATCCATTGGTTTGTCGAATTCTTTGGTTTTCGCATCGTTATCGCCATTTTTATACGAGATAACTGCTTTTGTGATGGGTGCTGAGCCATCACCCGTGGCTAACTTGACATTGGCAGTGAACTGTTTCGCTCCTGGTGTCAGTGTCATAGATGGTTTGCTCGGCAAAGTTGTTTGATCTGGAATGGCTAAAGTGGCATCGCCATCATTCTTGGTTGCTAACCAGCCAGAATAGATGGTGTTCGGTGTCAGTTGACTGATCGTCACAGGTGATGGCACATCTTTAGCGAGTGAATTCTTATCTTTATCTTCAACAGAAAAATTATCTGCCATTTGTTCCACCTCCTATTTAAGATTTAAAGTTACTGTTTTATCTGTGGTGCTTGCACTATCTAGTTGGGGAGCATCATTTGCCAATACTCGCCTGATCCTTAGTTGCAGAAGTATAACCAAGGCTAGTTTGCAAGAATGCTGTATCACCCGAATTGCCTGTAGTAGTAAAGAGACCAACAACAGCATCTGAGTCACCAGCCGGCTTGAACTTACCGTCAGCATCTACGGTGGCAGCTTCATTCTTGTTGACATCAGCTGAAAGTGGAACAGCAATCGTTCCTTCACGTAGAATGCCAAGAGCTTCACCAACTTTCCAAGTGTCATCTTGAGTATCGGTAAAATGTTCTGAATCAACGTACCCACGAGCCAATGCAATACCATAAATAGGAGCAGCATTTGCAGGTACTACTTTGCCAGCTTGCAACGCCACGGCTTGGCCATAACTAATTGGTGCACCAGCAGTTTCAGTATTAACAGTTTGTGTTTGAGTGGTGGCAGCTTTGCCAGCGCCCAAAGAGCCTTGTTGATACATCCCTGAAATTGGAATTGTCATGTGTATATCCTCCTTTTATTTAGATTCGTTCAAGTGATAGCGAGACTCAGCTAATTTAGTAAGATCATCTAAGCCATCTTTATGAATGCTAGTGAAGCCGACAACTCCCGGCTGATCAGCAATTGCTAGCATGCTGTCATAGAAAGCATTGATGTAATCATCTGATTTTTCTTTTTCATCAAATGAATCATTCTTTGCCTTGATAGCAGCAATCTTAATATCTTTGTCAGACTTGCCTTTAAAGTCGAATGAATCGCCCACGAATGGTGTTGCTTGTTTGATTAAAGCCACTCGCTGTTCAGCAAGTTTATCAATCGAGTCACCTTTGAAGTCTTCAAGTTTGCCCTTCAAATCTTTGTTCTCTGCTTCTAATGCATCAGCTTTAGCTTGGGCACTATCAGCAGCCTTCTTATTATCAGCTGAAGACCCATTAGCTTTAGCAATTTGATCTTGTAAGTCTTTGACTTTAGCTTGAGTTGCTGCTAGTTGCTGCTTGAGTGAGTCAAGTGAACTGTTGGCTTTGGCAGCTGTATCAGCATCTTCGGCCGCAACAGTGATATTTGCGCCATCAAGCATTACTTTGGTCGTTTCCATGTGCTGTTTTCCTCCTTTTAATTCTTTTTTGTCAGTCATGATTGCGGAATCACCGGTGATTCTTACTGAATGGCCAGCGCGTCCACGATCTACAACAGCGACGTGATTGATTTGAATATTCCGCTGCATTGAGTCGTACTGCATCCCTTGGTAACTGCCACTTTGGGGTACCACCTCAGTGACAAAGCCGATTGACAATTCTTGTTTGCCGTCCTTAATTTCTTTGATTAGAGTCGGATCAGTAATTGTCATATCAACCTTGACGCGATCGCCATCTGTATGAGCATTGTCAGCCGTGATACCTTTGCCATATTTGGCATAGTTCTGTGTGTTGACTAGCTCAGATGGATGGTTGTCAGTAACCGCTTTGTTATTGGCAGAACTCACAGCTTCATCAGCCAGTAAGTCCTGCGGTAACTTGGCTTCCATCTCAATGCTGCCATCGGCCTTTTGGTAAGGGAACACGCCGACCCGAGCAATCGGCACGTCGTTAACGTGCAAGAAACCAGTATCGGCATCTTCCACGACCTTACCAATTGGCGCGGTATCATAACGCGTTGTTGACATAGCTACTTACCAATCGGAATGATGACTTGAGCGCTCGGAATATGAATCGTTTGGCCAACACGAATGGCAAAGGTGTGCTTGTCGATGTTGTTATAGAAACGCAATTGCTGCAAGCCAACTTTGCTTTGATTAGCAATCCCCAGCAAAGTGTCAGTGTCTTTAACTTGATAAGTTGTTTTGTCACGTGAGTAATCAAATTGAGCGTGGCCAAACTTATCAAATCCTTTAGTCTGAATTGGTTCATTCACAATAATCATCCTTTCAAAAAAGGAACGCTGGTTTCTCAGCATTCCCGTAGATTTGCCAATTGATAACCCAGCCGACTACTGGGATAAATTTACAAGTCAAATATCGGAAGTGCCACGCAGCGACACCGAATTGGCTCACCTGGGAGCATTCCATTGTCACCACCATCCGGATCGTTATACCTTTGAATTGTGCCATCAAGCTCTTGATGTCGTGGTCGTACCCGAGCATCTTCCATGGACTGCCAAATGTATTGGCCAGCCCCAGCTCTTTGAGAACGGTAAGCATCTAATTGGCCTAAAATCTTGCCTGTCTGGTCATTTGCAATCAGGGCCGCATGGTTATTCGCCATTTGGGTGGTTTTCGTCAGTGCCTTAGCAATTGTACCTACGCCACCGCCATCACCAATACTTTGATAGATAGTTTTCTCAAGGCGATCAGTAAAATTGGAGCGTATCGATTTAATTAAGGCCACATTCTCTTTAATCTTCATGCGGGTATACTCATCAAGTGTGCTGCTGTGCTCAATCGCTGACAAGCCTACATGCGAAGCTTGTGCTTGGATATTCTTATAGCTAAATGAATCAACCGAATGTACATAGCTCATAACCATGCTGGATAAGAACGCATCTGAATCACTATTATTGATAGCTGCAATCAGAATGGCAATGGCAGCCGCAATGTCGTCACTGTGATCGTCATTGTCATCCGTTAAGATCTGTGACCCGCCTTTAACCTGCGGATTAATCAATCGAGTAATAAAATCTTTGGCAATCGAATGCCAACCACTGACAAGTGTGCGAATACGTCGTGAATAGTATGTTTCTAAAGACCAAGGATATCTGGTTCGAGGAATGCCATGTGTAATCTTCTTTATCTCATCCGGTGTTAGCTTCTTAACCATGGCATCACTTCCCTGAGTGAATCTTGTCAAGAATCGACTGATAGTGCTTAATGTCATCTTTAGTAGATGTATCCAGACTATCCTTTAGTGCTGATTTAATGGCACCTTTTTGACCTGCCAACATTGTTTTAGCTTCATCAGGATCCATGATGCCTGCACTAATGGCACTGGTTGCCGCTTGAACATTGTTAAGAAGTACCTTGCTGTTAGTTTCATCGTCGGAATCCCAAAGTGGATTAAATTCAATGTCCCAACTTAATGAGTCAGGGTCCTCATAGCCGTCAGCAATATCACTTGCATACATCAGATAGCGAACAATCTGCATTAACTGAGGTTTCAACTCGTTTTGCTGTTGAGATTTGATCTGGTCATAGTAATTGATAACATCATACTGGGCACCGGTCAGCGTCCCAGCTTCCTGACCTGTCAACACTGATTTTGGAATGTTTGAAGAAGCAGCCAATGCTTGCCAAGCGAAGTCAATAATGTCACTGACACCGGCAAGTGGCGTTCCAATCTTAGTCAAATCCTCCTCGCTCGAAATTGTTGCAACGCCTTCAGTAGTCATGGCTGCAGACATGGCATGCATTAATTTTAGTCGCTCTTCATCAGACATATCAGCAACGTCATTGGACTTGAAAACTTTTAACGTCAATTCATAGAAAATCTTGCCAATACTGTATTGCGCACTATCAAGTATTTTTAGTGGATCGTAGCAAGTATTGATGATGGAGTTGCCGTAGTCATCACCTTCTAGACGACCAAACGTCTGATGAAAGTATCGCGACTTATCAATGGTGACTTTGGACGGAACACTTGCTCCGTACTCACCAGATTGAGTTGGCTGTACCGTAATACTAGCCTCTTTGCCATATTGCAGACTTGTTGGATCATCGTTAATCTGATAATCCTCAACGTTCTCTGGGCCAAAAGCATGGACAAATGCGACGCTCTTGATATTCTTCGGATTAACCGGTTGACCGTTGCCGGTAACAGGCTGTTCCTGCAAGCCAATTGACGCATAACCATCACCAAACAACCTGGCATATGTAAATTCCATCGCCAGCTCAGTGGTGAGATGTAGATCGTCCAGGGCTTTCTGGTAAGCAGCCTGTTTTTCTTCATCATCTGGAATCACGATGTGCCAACCATTACGGGTCATATCATCTGCCGGCTTAGAAACCAGCTTGCGAGCAATCCCGTTGCTGTGATACATATCTTTCAAGGTACCTTCATCAAGTTCTATCGAGACGCCAGTAGGACGGGTGTCGCCCCATTGTGGTGCTTCATAGCCGTTGCCTTTGCTTTGCAAATCGAAGAAATCCGCAACAAATTGTTTCAGTCCCATGTTCAGCCTCCTTTCAGATTCCAAATCTTTCTTTAAGTGATTTATGTCTACCAATATTATTAAGTGCCTGGGTCATACTATCGACCTCATCTTCATGCGGTGCATTAGGAAAGTTGACCATTTCTTCAATCATGTCATCAATCCCAGGCTTCCATAGTGGGTGCGGTAAGTAACAATTGCCAGCTTCCCAGAGTGGGCTAACAGCCGCCGCACGAACTTCTTTACCACCATCCGGTTCAACTGGCACAATGCCCGAAACACGATTACGTAAGGTATCAATGATAGCTGAACCATTAGCCTTATCTTCAATCAGCTTTCTCCTGGCGTCTGGATGCCGCGCAGTCGTCTGCTTAATGGCATCTAGCGTCTGGGTGAAGGTCATGCGGGCGTGCCGTCGATCAATCAGATAGAAATTGGCACCTCGTTTGCCCCAGACTTGACCAGCCACAAAATCGTCGTTTTCTTTGCTTTTAAAAGTGGCATCCCAGGACTGCACAACGGTATCTAAGTGCCGTGGAATTATCGCTACATCTTTGTCAGTAAGACCTAACTCAATCATCTTGGCACGACTCGGCACATAGTAGTGGATCCAATCGCGCTTAAAAATGTTCCCACCTTCAACGGTTGGCCTTTGTTGCCACATAGCCGCAAAGTATTGCGACCCGTTAATCTTCTTGGCAGTCAGCAAGTCTTTAAGCGTATGGAGTTCTGGACACAAAGGGTCACCATTATGGCGACCAATCGCATCAGTTTGTCCGTCAGGAACGTCTTCAGCAATTGCTGGTAGTTTCAGTACTTCCCAAGGTAAAGTGCCTTGTTGGAGCAATCTGCCGGCTAAATCGTCGACTTGCCAACGCGTCATGATGACGATCACTGAACCATCCTTTTGCAATCGCGGGTAAAAGGTTCGTTGCCACTCAGCCCAGATCTTATCTTTGATGGTTGGCGACGCTGCTTCCTCAGCGTTCTTAATGGGGTCATCGACAATCAGTAAGTCGGCCGGTCGTCCAGATGCAGCACCCAGCATTGAGGTGGCATAGAAGCCGCCGTGGTGGTCCTTAATCGTAAATTCATTACTGGCATTCCGGTCCATTTGCAACCCAGCCAATGGGCCCGCCAAGTTCTCAAAGTTGCGACGGTTTGCAGAACTGAATGTGGTGTACAAATCTTGTGAGTAAGCTGTGACCATAACCCGTTTATCAGGATTCCTAGTTAGATAGTAACTGGGAAATGTCTGAGTAATGGTCATTGACTTGCCATGTTGTGGTGGCATTTCAACGATGTAAAAGTGTTGCTCGCCATCAATTATCTTTTGTAGCTTGTCAGCAATGTATTTTTCATGGCGATATAGCTTAGCATGGAGATCCGAGTAAGCTAACTCAAAGTAATCTGCGTAATTTCTTCGAGCTAGTTCGGTTCTGACGGCTTGGAGTAAAGCGTTACGATCCATCACCGTCACCTACTAACTTATGGATAACGGTATGCAGGTCGTCCGTGCTAACATTAGCAAGCGCGTTGTTCGTATCGAGTTGACCAGATAGTTGAACATTGCTGACGTATGTGCCATCCATCTTATTCATTAAATCGATTGCTTTGAGCCGATCACTGTAAGCAACCTCTTTGGACTTGGCGAACTTAGTCAGCATCATTTTTCTCTCTCGACCAGTCATGATTGCTTTGTCAGCGGACTTGCCTTGTAATTCTTGATACCTAGCCAAAACCTTGGCATTTTTGTTGAGAAGCTTACTAGCGTGATTATCAACTGTTTCCGGTTTCCAGCGCTTTGAGGAGATAAATGCTTCATGGTATGCCTGCCGTTGCGACTTACCGGTAATCAATCCTTGTACAAATTTTTCCCAACGCGGATTTTTTAATGCTCCCATAGCATCACCTCCTAAAAATGTGCAAAATAAAAAAGCTATCCTTTCAGATAACGTTTAGTCTGTAAATTTGACGTGCGGTTCACCATATAGCTTAATCGGAACTAAGGGAACAGTTGATCCAATTTTAATCGGTAACCGTTTAAAATTATCAACGTCCATCTTGATAGTAATCGTATGGTCAGCATCCATATAAATCGCCTTAATTTTATGTGGCTGAAAGCTTTTCAGGTTATCAGATAAAATATTGAAATTTAGTAAAATCCCGTCATCCTGAATTTCAAATAATTCACCAGGTCCAAACCCTTGCAGTTTTTTATCGTCTGCTAAAATCTTCAAATCTCCACAATTCCAAATATTATAATTGCTTGTCATACTTTATCCTCTTCTTTCAAATTCTTGCTTAATGATTCTTTCTTAACCGCATCTGGATAAACATTAACTATAAAATCCCACAAATCATCTTTGCTTAAGCGTTCTCTAATTTCTTCAGAAGAATATTGGGGAACTTTCATGCCTTCAATCTCGCTTAGCTTTTCCATGCTTAAGCCTCTTTTTACGCTTGCTTTTTTGGCTTCTCCGTTTTCGATTGCGCTCTCTTTGCTGTTTATCTTTGATCCAGCACTCTAATTCAGCGCAACAACGGGTATCATTGGTACTGACGTGTCCATATTTAGTTTGAATTATCACTATTAATTACCTGTTTTTTTGATTCATTCAGTCGCCGTGCCTGCAAAGCTTTTCGTTTGCGATCTTTAATTTTGGACTTCTTATGACTCTTCGTGTGTTTATTGTGTTTACTCATTTACAATCTCCCAGTCGTTGGCTAATATGTTCATTCGAGTATTCAGCAACTAATTCCTTACACTTTGCTTCAAAAGTATTGTTATCCATTTTCAATCCGGCTCCCAATTCCATGTGTCAAACTACTTACTGCTCCCAAAACGCTAAACTCATTAACAGCCGGTTCACCATCGTCCCAGGAAACGCCGTAATGAGCAACCGGTTCACCATCTTCAACTGTCAAGTAAACGTAAGCAATTCCCTTAAGATTATGCTTGATTCGATCCTCATTAATTGTTGAGATGCAATCATCAACTGTCGTGTACCGACCTTTTTCCTGATGTTTTTGATTGAGTGTGGTGATCTTTTCTTTTGCCATGGTGAGATGTCCCTCTTTTTCCCAAATTAAAAGCGCCCTCTTTGCGAAGACACTTCTTTAAATCCTTATCCAGTTGCTTGTCTATCTTTATTTCTTCCTTGGAAACATAACCATAGCTGGTTTGTTTCATGGGTGTATATGGATGCTTGTGATCACTCATATAATCACCTCTGTAGGAAATACAGAATCATCAAAGCGAGTAGCAACAAGCAACCCACCAATATATCTGTTAGCTTTAATTTCATAATGCCACCCCTATGTATTTAAATGGGCGAGGCTGGTGCCAGTCCCATTCGTAGCCACTTTTTTCACTGCTTATGAGGCAGAAACGACTTATCCCGAAGTTACATCGCCTAGCTAACTTTACCAGCTATTTCATTGCAAAATAAAAGCCCACGTTTTCCGCCGCAGGCATCATGTAACTCACTACAGTTCAAGTTCTAGACAACATAACATACAAGTTTTTGTTTTTGCGTGAGCTGCATGTTCGTTGATTGGACGGGTACTACTCATTAATTTTTAGGAAGAAATTACTTTGATACAAGTCCAATCAACAACGTGACTGGCAGGGAATCGAACCCTGCACGGTAATCTTTCCGCCATCTTCGTACATATACGTTACAGCCACACATCTAAGGAAAGAAAGTGAAACCCTTTTAACAAATTCCACAATACCAATATAACCCCTGTTTTTGCATTTTTTCGGCAGAACATCGGCAGATTGTCGGCAGAAAGTCGGCAGATTATCGGCGAACTTTTTTTGCTCGCAGTGTATCACGAGGACAAACTATCGCAAAAACCCATAAGGCTTGTTTCTGGTAATCGTTATATGTACGCTCAGCCAGATAACCTAAATCATACTTCTCCGCTAAGCGTTCACAGCACTTTTTGACCGTGTAGTGATTAATGAACCGGTATTCCAACAAGTCGGCTAAGAAGGCGTTTTGATCATCAATGGAGCTCATGAGTTGAATAGTCTTCAAACGTAGCTCACATTCCATCTTAGCGGTGGCTTGTTTAATCATTTTATCTTCCTGCCGGGTATGTCTTGGATCTGACTGTGCCTTTGGCATACCGTCCATCATCGGCGACTGCAGGGAGAAACTGAATCTAGCCGCTTCAAGTTGCCAATCCCGATACTCATATAAAAATTGTTTAGCATTTTTTATTGTTTGTTTTCTATCCAATAAGCCAAAGACACTATCCATCTCCGCAACTCCTTTATTGTCACCTTAGTTGATGTTATACTGAAATTGCCTATCAATTAGCATCACCTTGGCTCCCGGAAACGGGAGCTTTTTTATTTGATCATTTTTCCTTCACCTCCACGTAAGTCTTTTTAAAAATGTCATCAGCGATCGGCCAGTGTTCACCGTCAATGCCGGTGGCAATCCAGTCACCGTTATTAATTCTTAGATACCCTTCTTTAGTCGGAATACATAATCCTTCATCTTCCCAATCTGAATCGTTATAACCACTCTCTGCGCTATCTTCTATTCCATATTTTTTAATCATCTTCTGTGTCCCGTCAAATTGTTCAGCTTGGATAGTTGCAATCTTCCGATAAGTTTTAATCATTTGTCTGCCTCCAATAGCTCCGGGTTCTCGTGAACGTTGCCAACTACAATATCTTGTGCAATATTTATTCCACCATAACCATGTTCCTTATTTTGAATAATCGAATTAAAGCCAGCTCCATATCTATCGGCTTTATAAACAATAATTCCAAATTCATTTTTGACTTTAATTTTTTTATTAGCACCAAAAAATTTAATAATGTCTCCTTCGTAAATTTCTTTTCCGTTCACGTCTTTCAGGCCGGTAAACTGTTCAAGCTCAAACATTTGGCAAATTTCATCAACTTTACCATCGTTAGAGAACTCGTAATACCCATCAGCACTGGCCTCTGCCCAGTAGGCTTGACCATAAATAAATTCTATGTTGTCAGGTAACAGCATTTTATTCTGAGCTTTGTCCCACGCTCTGAACTTAATCTCTCTGCTCATTTGTTTGCCCCCAATTGTCTTGTTCGTTCGTGCGATTGCACCGTATTTTGGGAGTTGATTTGATGTTGATAACTTGCAATTGTGCTACCTGCCGTAGACAATCTAATTCCCAAAATATGAGCAATGGTTACTGTAGAATAACCGCGATTATAGAGCTCGACGACTTCCCGACGAATCTTGGCAGCTTCACGTGCTGACATATCCCCCATTTTGCGGGATCGGAAACTTAAAACTGGCTGTTCAGTCCGCTTAAGAACGATTGCTTGCCATTCAGGTGACTCATTGGGAGCTTGATCGACTGATTTATAGCATCTCTCACATTGTTGGATCAGGGCCAATAATTCATCATAGAAGCGCTTATTGGCCTGAATATGATCGTGAATGGTTTTTTCGTAGTTACGAATTTTTAGTTCAATTAATTTACTCATAAGTTCAACCTCTCTAGCCCTGTTCATAATCGCCAAGGACACCTATTTTCTGTAATGTTTCTTTGTCTAATCGGGCTGGCGACCGGCACCCGTAATTAATTTTCGTCCACACATTGGGCAATAATTAATATTTACTGCTTCGCTTTTACTTACGCAAGCGGAATCAAAAGAAGCGCCAATCTGCCTCCAATAGTTCCGGATTAGTGTGCACGTTGCCTTTTACTTCCATTTCTGAAACAGCATAATAGCCATCTGATTCTTCCGTCCACACATGTGGATCCCATATATTTTTTACTAGATATTTGTCAGCCTGTATACAGCCTTGGATAGTTACTTCAACAATATCGCCTTCGTAGATATCTTTGCCATTGGCATCTTTCATCCCGGTATACTGTTCAAGCTCAAAATCACTTGCATCTAAGGCGTCTAAGGTTAATCCTTTCAATTCGTCATATTCCCTAATTACCTTGCACTCGTTATCCCAAGCTCTGAACTTAATTTCTCTGCTCATCTGTGCCATCCTCTCTAATATTCCTCAAATATGCCGTTCTTAGCGTCGTACTCGGCGATTACCACCGGTATCTGATACCCATTCCCAACAAAAACCTTTATGGGTGCGCCTGCCCACACGGTGATTAGCACACTGCCCGATATGATGACAATTAAAACCTGCTTTCTCAGCTTGAATGCAGCTGTCCCATTTTTTGACAACTTTGCGTGTCAAAGGATCAATCTGTAAAACAGGTTTGTTTTGGCGTAACGCCCGTTTTTCATAAAAGTGATCTTTTTTAAATTTTTGCGCTCTTTTATGAATCCATGTGCCATAGTTGCTGTTATATTCGTAAGTGCACCATTCCAAATTATCAACACGGTTATTTGTTTTGTCCTCGTCTCGATGATTTATTATGGGAAAATGATGTGGATTTGGAATAAATGCAATGGCAACCAGGCGATGAATTTGAACATTATGGGGCTGACCGTCTGATCCCATTAACTGTGAAACGTAATAACCATTTCCATTAATTGATGGATGAAGCATTCTTGTAGGCACAGTATTTGTATGCTTGTGTCCAATTCTGTGTGAGCGAAGTCGGCCTAGGCTTGAAATCTCATATCCTTTAAATCCTTTTATTTTTCGCCATTTCTCAATCATTTTTGACCACCTCAAGCAACTGATTCTGAAAAAGTACCCATCTTATAGTCGTATACTGCAATAATTACTGCCACTCGATACTTGGCCATGAACATCTTCATACGCAAGACAGACGCTCTGGTTAACGTTGCACGACTGCCTTTCACATCCACCACGCTGACCAATTTGCCGTGCTCGTATATGCTGAAATCTGGCGTATAGGTGCAACCACGGACATGCTTCCTAGGATTTTGTAGATCGAAACTTGGTAAGGTCTCAAACTTCTCATGGATTTTAAAATCCAATTTCAAGTTCTTCAAGTGCAGGTAGTACGCACCCTCGGCCTTGCTATCAAACTTGTAGCCGTCAATCTCCTGCTTGCTGTTGTTGAACTTGGCTCTGGGTGAGCTTCGTTCCTTTACTGGTTTTGACATTGTTTGCATCCCCTTATATGGAAATCTGATGGTGGTACAGCTTGGATAGTTAATCATTGGCAACGCCCTCACGAATATATGTCTTATGATTCAATATATTCAAAACCGAGTGGCGATTTAAGCCAAAATGTTTCATCAATTTACCAGTGGTATACCCACCTTCATAAACAAGTCTCCAAAATTCAGAGAGTTGGTGAGAATCTAACTTTGCATTCCAGTTGCGGGTTCCACTTGGCATAAGGCCTGTATTTAAAGCATGGTCAGTATTTTGCTTAGCGGTAACCCATTCCAGATTTGATAAAGCATTATTTGCTTTATTTCCGTCAATGTGATTAACCTGCTCATAATGATTTGGATTGGGAATGAATGTTTGTGCCACCACTCGATGAACATACAAACGACGATTTTTACCATGAACCATGTATTTGATAAATTGATAGCCATGACCATTATCGTTAGATTCAATTAAACGATATTCACAAAACGTCATGTTTTTACGATCATAAGTACGACGTCGGGTTCGAATTCTCCCAAAATTGGATACTTCAAGGTGATTATCAGAAACGATTTGATGCCATATTTCACCGTTAAGATTTTTAAATTTGATTTCTCGATTAAACGTTTCTGCCACCAATATATGCAATTGACATTGTCTTACATGTCCATCACGACAAAGGCCATATACATAATGATTGGTACGCAAAGTTGGCTTTAGAAGTTTTTCAGTCACTGGATACCCATTGACCACTCTCGCAAGACTTTTAACTTGGCCTCGAATGTTAATTTGATACATTCCTTCATATCCTGGAATATCTTTCCACTCTTTATTCAAATTAATCCCTCCATCGAGTATTGATCATTCCAATAGTTCATTTGAGATCTAGTCATAATGTGCAAATCGATTAAATCTTGTTCTCCAAGCCGAATCGGTTTTACATGATGCTTTTTAAAAAAGCTGGCTGCTCCAATATCATGAAATTCCTTGTGATGTATTTCTGGACAAAGCGCCATAAAATATAACTTGCGATGGTCAACAACTTTACGACTTCTGCTTCCAACCGCCGTCCAATGGTGAATTTCCGCATGTCTACCACAGATAATACATTCTCGATGTCGCAAACATTGGAGCGCCAAGTGCGGTGAAGTTGGAATGGCATCCCATGTCTTCGTTTTGAACGGAATCCCATTCTCAAAACAGAAGTCGAGTATAAAGGTCAGGAACTTATTTGCTTGATCCATACTGCAATCACTCATTGAGAAGCTCTCTGCACCCGTTTTGGCGTAGTAGAAGTATTTCATCCACTGTTCCATGTCTCGGATGTCATAGCCGGTATACATCGCCATATCCCGTAGCATGGCAAAGATCTTATTACGCTGGTCTGGTGAGATCTGGCGACCATCATCAAGCTGCAACTCAATCGTTGGTTGCTTGTTAGCGGCAAACTTTTGTAGTCGATATATATTCAGTTCATCATCGAGCTTGATTGTTATCTCGTCACCCTTGATTGCTTTGAGCTTGCCAAACATCTAAACACCTCGTCACTAACATTTTTGTGAATCACGACTGTATCGGATAAACTCCAAATCAGAATGGCAAATCATCGCCTGTGATATCAATCGAATCACCAGAATTAGCAAATGGATCGCCACTTTCTGATTGATTGTTCTGGTTGCTTGACCGTTGTTGTCGTGGCCGTTGTGGTAAATCAAAGTCATTCACATTCAACTCCACTGCGAATTGCGGTTCACCCTGCTGGTTCGTCCACTGGTTGATTGACCACTGACCGGACAAAGCCACGTTGTCACCTTTGTGAAAATACTTCATGATCGTATCAGCACGCTTGCCAAAGACTGAGCACCGCACCCAATCAACGCCATAATCGCCATTACGATCCGGCCGGTTCTGTCTCACTGCAACCGTGAAGTCAGCGACTTGACTACTACCAACCTGCCTCGTGGTTGGATCCTTACCGATGTTGCCTGAAATTGTCATTGTTCGCATTTCAATTACCCCTTTACTCGACTAATTCGAGCGCCTCATTTTTCTGCTGATTGACAGCCATATCTTCCAACCGGTAAATCAACATTAACTTTTTCAAATCGTCTAAATTATTGACAAAATCCACATCACCATACTGGTCATTTAACTCGTGGAGATAGTGCATTTTGTCTTCAAGCAATCGCCAATGCTGTTTTTTCTCCATGTCAGCAACTTCAATGGCTTCATAGATGTATTTAGCCCGGCTGTTCTCGCAAGCCTCTAACTGGCTCTTATCGTGCAAATTCTTGGCTCTGGTCGCATACCGGCCGGATTGTTTGAGCAAAATGACAACGGATTTAGTGATGTGTAAATCCTCTTTCTCAAACAATTCTTTTAATTCGTCTTTACTCATGTATTGGTTCGACATCATGACTCACCTCAACAATTTTTTGAATATTCTTTTGGAAGTAGAATTCCAACTTACCTAATTCACCATCACGGTTTTTCTTGATAGATAAATTAAGATTTTTATCAGTTGGATCCTCACTTGGTCGCCATAAGAAACCAACGATGTTGGCGTCCTGTTCAATGGCACCGGTTTCCCGCAAGTCACGGAGCTGTGGTTCATTACTCTCACGAGATTCAACGCCCCGGTTCAATTGGCTTAAAGCGATGATGGAAATCTTTAAATTCTGTGTTAGCAATTTCAACCGCCGTGACACTTCTTCAAGTGATTGACGGGCATCTTGCTTTGAGTTGCCGGTCTCCACCAACCCAATGTGGTCAACAATTGCCAAATAATGACCGGATCCAAACCGTTGGGCGTGTTGTTTGATTACTGAGCTTATTTCATCAATTGATACCAGCCGATCGTTTGACCAGAACCGAATATCACCAATTTGCTTGATTGTTTCGGCGGCGGCTTGCTTTTGTGAAGCTGACATTCTAACGGCTGGGTTTTTCCAGTAATTTAGGGCAATACCCGAATTGGCAGCATAGATCCGGTGCATGTTTTGCTTGGAACTCATTTCGAGTGAAAATAATTCCACTGTCAAATTAGAGTCGTACATAATCGCATTCATGCCGATGTTTAACGCAAAGGCCGTTTTTCCAACTGATGGTCGGGCACCGATGACCATCAACTGGTTAGGTGCCAACCCACCGCCAAGCAACTTGTCCAGACCCGCATAGGTTTTGATAAAGCCAGTCGTTGGTGTATTAAGTTCTTCAAGAGCATCATTGACCAGCTCGCTGTTATCATGATCGGTTTGGGTATCCGTCCGCATCGCTTCATCCCGCAACATGTCCAAATGGTCAAGGTTAAAATCACTTGGATCTTTGGAGGCATTCAAGGCCGCCTCTTTAATCATGCGAGTGTAATAATAACTGCGAAGCTCTTTAAAAGTTGCCTTTGGATCCAATGGCCGGTCAACTCCCTGAATTGAATTGATAATCTTTTGAACATCTAGCCGTTTGCCAAACGGTGTGTCGCTAAAAGCCGCAGCAATTTGTTCGGCATTTTCATAGCGGGTCCCCCAAAGGTTGATAAAGCTGGCTAGAATCCGATAAGAATTATTGGTAAACCAATTCTCATCAACGGTATTGGATTCCAGAACTTGGGGTTGGTTGATTAGAAACCACATTGCTTTTCGTTCGATTTGTGGAAAATTCGTGTTAGTTGGCATTCTCAACACCTCGCCTCGATAGATACCTCTCCGGATGGAAGATTCGATCGGCTTTCTCCCAGGTAATATCCGGATATGTTTCTTGAATCACTGGTAACGCCTTTTCGATGCTGCCAAATTCGGAACATTTGTTATAAATCAGGTCTTCCCGTTTCTGAATGGCAATTACCCGATCCAACTCCGATTGTTTGGAAGACCGTGGTTCAGGGGTCTGGTAATCGTCATCCCAACCAGATTGATTAAACCAGGTCGATCCATGCTTGATGTACCGCATATCTGTTTTGAGATAGGCAATTTCCTGTTTGTACTTCACGATTCCATCCTGAATCTGCTTATTGGTTACTCCATGCTTCAGAGCTTTTTGGTAAAAATTAAAGGCTTTCTCCTTACCCTTTTTGTTTGGATACAGTTTCCAGAGCTTCTCAAAATCATTTCTGACCCCTGAACCACCCTGTTTTGGTTTTTCTTTGTTTGTTTTCTTACTCTTACTTGTATTATTAATACTTGTAATATTCTCTTTAAAGTTTTCTTTAATAGGGTCTTTAAAGTTTTCTTTAACACCCCCATTAACTTTTCTTTGATGGGTATTAAAGTTTTGTTTAATACCAATAATGCGTTTTGCGATTCGTTTAGTACCAGTTTCATATTCGAAAGTCACTGAAACATATCCGAGTTTTTTTAAATGATTGATCCAAGTTGAAATTGATACGGTACTTACGTGGTACAACTTTGCAAAGTAATTGTTAGAAGCCCAGCAAGTGCCATCTTTCGTACATAATGCTGTGATTTCTGAATAGAGAATTTTTTCATTGGCTTTTAAGTGCTCATCATAACGAACATTTGCTGGTAATACGGAGTAGAAAGCTGGCTTTTCCATGATTTTGTACCCCCTAAACGTTTAGCTTGTCCCAAAGTTCATCGGTTGATTCATCAGCAGGCTTCTTAGAGTCCTTTTTTTCACTCTTTTGCCGAAATTCCATCAGCTCGGTGGTCAACTCATGATCCATGGCATTCAAATCATCTTTAGTCATTTCTTTCCAGCTGGTAACTTTGGCATTTTTCATCGAAGCCACCGTTAATGGTTTAGGCTCCATTGCCATCTCTTTGCTGAGGGCGGCTATCTTGTCCTTTAACATGTCTTTGTCTTCTTGGGAGGCCATTGGCTTACTAGACTTCTTTGGAGCACCACGGCGCTTATGTGGCGCTTCATGCGGTGCTGACTTACTGGCTGAATTACCATCGTCATCAACATCACTGGTAACCCCGAACACAGCGGATAAGGTGTAGCGACGTGCGTAAGTTTCAGCGGATCCAAAGGCCTGAGCGTCATTCTTCGTAACTGGGACGTTGAGTGGATCGAACTGAATGTATTGACCGGACTCATGGAGTAAGATGGTCGATACTGAGATTTGATTGCCATCACTGGTAACTTCCTGTGTGTAGGCGAAGCCTTTCGGTAAGGCCTTGTCAATGGCATCAACGACGCCTTCCAGCATTACGTATTTGGACTTAAAGAATGGGTTGTTCGCATTCTTTTCTGGCTGCTTGATATTCTTACGAACCTCATTGAGTGCCTTCGCAATTTCAGATATATTCTCACTTTTCTTCATATAGACCACTCTCCAATTTATTAGGGTGATAACTAACAGATTCCTTTTCGATCACAGTAATTCCAGGTACTTTCTCGCCATTTTGATCAATGGCTACCCCGTCATAATCGGTCAGTTGTTTTTTGAAGTCTGCCCATTTAACGTCTTTTTTTAGTAAGTCTGGATAATTCTTTTCTACAAACGGAAGAAGCTTACTGGGTTCACGTTGGTATTGTTTAGCATGACGCAGGCTGGTATACCCAGCCGGAACCTTAACCTTGCCATCAGGTTGCGTTTGACGATACTGTTCAATCAACTGTTCAAAGTAATCCTGGCTTTCTTTCAATGGTTTAGTTTCGCTTTCGTACCATTCCTTGGTTTGTTCGTCAAAGCCGGCTTTTTGTTGCGCTTTGATATCCAGCTCTTGCTTAACCTCAGCCAATTTACGAAATGCCCAGTTTGCTTTGTTATCGTCATCAATAACAAATGTTTGTTTTTCCGGTGCCTCTTTAATTTCATCCATAGCTAGTCCTCCTCGTAGATACCGGTAATTTCGTAATCATTTAGTTTATCTTTTTCTTTTCTGAGACAAGTCAGCAACGCTTCTTTAACGATCGGGTTGCTTTCTTGGTCATAAGCTCGTTCCAATCCAGTGACTCGTAAGCGCGCATATTTAATTTTTCTCAACCCATATTCCAGCTTCTTGTTCATATTTCCACTCCTCCAATATCCATCTCGTCTTCATACTGGTCTTCATATTCGGCATATTCCGCCTCGGCCAACTCCTCTTGTGTTGGCTTTGGATCTTCGTATTCATCAGCCATGTTTTCGTAATACTCATCCTCATTCATGGTTAATTGCCTCCTTCACACGTTGCCATATTCCCTTGCGGGGGTTAGAATAGACGTATAAATGAATTTGATTTGCACCTAATCGTGTATTTGAAGCGTTTTGCAATGGCCGTTGCGGAGCGCTTTTTTTGTTGTCTGAATTTTCCATTTCAATCATCCTCTCCTTATTTCGTTGATATCTGCTTTGACCTGTTTAAAATACTTTTTAATGCCATTTTTGATATCTTCTTTTGAGATACCACCGTCAAAATACTTCTTGGAATTGCTGAACAAAATCGTCGCAATCACTAAGAAAATTGAATAGAAAGCAATGCCACTCAATGTAAAAGTAATCATCATACATAACCTCCTCTTAGAATCCGTAGACCGTGTGATTATGGATCCATTTCTCAACTTCTGGTGCTGGATACAATGGCCGTTTCTTACCAGGAATAATCAACTTTGGAAAGTCATTCTCGTAGAAAACCGGATTAACGGTGTTATAACCACAGCCTGGGAAATATCGCTCGATTACTTGCATTTTGGTAAGTAGCTCCGTATTGGTAATGCTTGGCTCACTCATATCCTAGCCTCCTAACTTCTGATTGAATTCTTTGATTGGTTCCTTAGGATCAATGTCATTGTATTGACACCATTCCAGGAATTCGGTAATTTCTGCACTAATCTCTTCGGGAAATTCTTTACTAAAGGCATCAATGTTCTTCCAGTCTTGAGTAGTACGCTCGTTGAGAGGTACAGAAGCGCTTTGAAAAGCAATTGCTTGGATCTCTTTACGATCATCTTCCTGCTTTTCTTGATTGGTCAGCGCTGCAAACAAACCATTACGCACTCGTTTGCTTTTAAAAAACGATAAGATATCGTAATTAGCTCGAGCCGCCGAATATTTGTAAAACCAATCATCAACAAACTTGGCAGTTCGTTTTAACGTATCGTTGTCCATCTTGCGTAATCCTTGACGCCAACGACTAATTGAAGCTTTGCTGGCAGGAATTTCATGTGCCAACTTAGTTAGCGGTGATTTAAATTTGGAACTTTTTAAAGCTAAATCTAATTGCACTGCTTCTTTATACATACCCATCATCTCCAATCGGTAAATAGCCGATAATTAATTTCCAACTTGTCAAAGTACAATATGATTAAAGCTAAGAATTAACCTTTCAATAAAGTTAGTCGTTCAACTTGTGGGTAAATGTCTTGAGCAGCCAAGAAGTCGTAAATGAATTTCTGCCCTCGTTGCGTCCACTTCATCGTGTTAGCGACTTTCTTAGTTCCCGTTTTCTGATCAAAGTAGGAAAATGGCTCAATGTGCGTATACCCAAACCCTTGATACTTGGCGTATAGCAACCACGTTTTCCCATGCCGATACTGAATCCCCATTTTGTGCAGCAACTGATTGAACTTGGCGGTCGACATCCCGTAATTCTTGGCAATCATTGACGTGGTTTCTAATCCTGGATTAGCAAGCATCTTTTGAGTGTAATCCGCAGCCGGTTTAAGCTTTTGGTTTTCTTCAACAGAGTTTGCTAAAGCCCGTAAAGCGCTTGGATAATCTTTCGGTAAAGGTAATTGTGGCTGGGCCTTAGCTTGCTTTTCCATGGAAATGAAATATTGACGAGCTTGCTTACCTTTCTTAGTTCTTTGAATCATGGATAACTCTTTCGCCATGTCCAAAGTCAAAGCATGATTTACCTGTGGACGACCACCACTAGGTTTTAGACTTTTTTGACTAAAACTTGTAAAATCAACGTTTTCAGTAAATCCATACTCAATCATGCGATCAATCCATTTTGTATATTGAGTGTCGACTTCGAGGAAATCATGCAAGTCCCGACCATCGACAGCAACGGAACCATCATTTTGTTTGAAGGTTTTAATTAGTTCATTCATTCGTATCATCCTTTCGTTCTTTGAAAACTAAATGTTTTTTTGTTGCTTCCACTACTTGGTCACCTCCTGTTCTTCATCAAGCAAATCTTCAATTGAAACATTTAATGCTTTAGCAAGTGCATTTGCAATTCGTGCATTTGGCGTAGCACCACGTTCAATAGTGCTAATTGTCGTTTGTGGAACGGTGCTTATATCTGACAATCGTCCCTGAGACAATCCAAGAGCCAATCGATACTTTCTTACGTTTTGTCCAACAGTCATTTTCGTGCCTCCTTAGTTAACGTATTTGCGGTACATTTATATAATAACGCATTTAAGGTGAAAGTCAACGTATTTACGGTAATAAGTTCAAAAAATAATTGGTAGACTTAACGTATAAACGTTAAAGGAGATTTTTACATGACTGATCATGAGTTGATTCTCAATCGAATCTACCAATTAATTAGGGAAAGAAACTTGACAGTAAATCGGCTAGCTACTCTTTCAGGGGTCAGCCAATCCACTTTGACATCCTTAGAAAGTCGGCCTACTGGCGTGCCAAAAGCTGATACCATTCGCCTTTTGTGTAAGGCATTGGGCATTTCAGTCAAAGACTTCTTCGATTTTCCGCCCTACAACGAGGTGGAAAAATGAAGGGAGGTGAACCTATTGCAAGATTATGATGAAATAGAAAATTTTATCTTGGATGAGTTTGTTAAGGTATCTAAAAACAATGACAATATACATGCTGTTTTACAAGCCACTTTAGACGCTGGTACAAAAATGGGATATACAGACGAAAACATGATTCGCGCATTGAAAGATTTATATGAACGCGGATTTACTAATTTTAATGTTGATTGGTCTGCATTAGGACCATCGGATCCACAAATATCTATTCTTGACTCTGTGCCACTAACACCTGCTGGATATAGATACTGGAAAGAAAATAGTCATTAGTTTTTAGAAGAGGGATTCTTTTTTGGAGAATCCTTTTTCTGATGAATAAATATCACCATTAATATATTCAATTGTTACTTTAAAATAGTTGTTATAGTTGGTTATCATTCCTGGTTGTATAATCAATTCATGCCCATGACGATCGTTAACAACAATTTTTTTAGGATGTTCTTTGTAAAACTCCTTCATTTGCTCACCTTCTTTCGCTCTTTGAAATTTAAATCCATCATCAACTTTTAGTGGGATAATTAAGTTATTCCATTAAAGGTGGTGAATACAATGCAGATAACTGTCGCACCAATTAACGAGCAAGGAGTTAATTTTTCAGTTGTTTTAATGAAGCCAAGCTTCCAATTGACTTCTGAAAATATGGAAAATTTGAACTCTGAACTTCCAGTCGATTTTCCAAGGCCGATTGTTGTTGCTCGAAAATTAGGAACAGAGTTGGAATTTTACGGAAGAAAAGATATCGTTAATTTTCTTTCGGATCTTGATCCTTCTCAGATTCCTTGGCAAACTTTTGAGGTCCAATAATGGGCTTTGGTACTACGTTAGAAAAGTTGTTAACTAATTTCATGTGCTTTGAGCTACTTGCAATAGCTTGAAGCACAGTTTTGATTTCTTGTTGTGAACCACTAATCGTTAATTTCATTAGATAATCTCCTCTGAATCCAAATTTTTAAACAAATCGCCTAAAACTTTATCCAGCTTCTCTTCTAATTTTTTAGTGTCCATATCACCTTCTTCACAGCTGATCCTGATAACCTGCTTCAATTCATCGGGATTAAATTCAATTGTCGATTTCTGGTACAAGCCAAATGCATTAGCTTCCTGTGTAATTTTCACTTAATTGCCTCCCCGTCTTTCTTACCGTTGTGTTCCGGTTTTGTTAACTCCGAATTTAAAAAAAGAGAATTTACATCCATTTTTAAAATCTGAGAAATCTTAACAGCATTGGCAAACGACAATTTTGTTTTTCCGTGTTCAATTTTCCAATACGCCGGACGACTAATATTAAGCTGATTTCCCATTTCCTCCATGGTAATGTTAGCTTTTAATCGAGCTGCTCTCAATTTTGATAAAGTCAAACGAATCACCTCTTTCTGGTTAACCTTACGTTAATTATAATAGTTCACTTCAAGTTAATCGTCAAGAGAAAATTTCGAATTTGTTAATTTTTATTGTTAACTACAAGTTAACGTATTAATATCATAAATAAGCGAGGTGTTAACAATGAGCTTAGGTTCACGTATTAGGAAACTACGGACAAATAAAAAAATGACACAAGAAGAACTTGGAAAAGTTCTAGGAGTATCTAAAGTTTCAGTGTCTGGTTATGAAAATGATACTCGGCAGCCTGACAATGCAGCTCTTGTTAAAATTGCCGAATATTTCGGAGTATCAACCGACTACTTACTGGGGAACAAATCTGGTCATGGTAAATCACCAAGTTGGGCAAACGAAAAAGATATGCACGATTTAAAGGCTTTTTTGGACGCCAATGAAGATGCAATGACTTATGAGGGGGAACATCTTACGGATGAAGAACGAGAACAACTTAGAGTGGCTGAAGCGACTATCTTCTGGAAGCACCGGAAGCAGGAACGTAAATAAATCGATCATAAAATTTGTTAAAACTGTTGTTGAAAGATATCAAACAGCAGATCCTTTTCAGATAGCTGATTTTGTTAATACGGAAATTGATTGGATGGATCTCGGCAAACATCCACTGGGGAAAATAATTTATTATGGAAATCAGCCTATCATTATTCTGAATAACGATATTAAAGATACACCGCAACAGTATTTTACTTTGGCACACGAACTTGGACATTTAATCGTCCAGCCTGGTTTAACAGCTTATCAAACTGGTAGATTTAATCATGATGTTTGCGAATATCAGGCTAATCAGTTTGCTACTGGTTTAATGGGATTATTGTATGTAGAGGAAAATGGCTACGGGCCGGATAGCTATTATGATTTGGTTCATCACTATGGCTCGCCTGTTAATGAACTTGATTAGTCTTATTACCATCAAAGGAGGTCTTAAAGTTGGAATATGTCACTGAAAATGATTTATTAAATGAGAATCCTGACTTATACAATTCTACCGTTGGATTTATTAGTGACTACGTAAATAAACACTTTCCCAATATAAATGCTGATAAGAGAAAGATGATCAAATCCGCTACGTTGGAAGGAATTTTTAGTGGAAGTAAAACAATTGGGAAAACGCTTGAAAACATATTTGGTTATCACTCAAACCTTTATCAAATGACGCTTGATTTACAAGGGCGTCCCCTTGCCTTTATGACTAGATATAAAATAATTGCAGCGGGTGCAAAATATTATTATTGGCGAACCGTTGAAGATACAAAAGTGAGGGCGAGACACAAAAAACTTAATGGAAAAAGATTCGCTATCCTTCCAAAATATGCTACGAAGAAATGTCCATATTTACAAATATATCCTGGAAGTGAACACTCATGTCGCTGTTTCATGGAAGGTATTTTTAATGTTTAACATTTGGAGGGGTATGTAATGGGATTTTTAAAAAGAGTGTTTGGGTTGTCAGAAACAAATAACGTTGAAGGTCACAATAAATCATACGAGGGCAAAGCTGAAATTAACCAAGCGACTGATCCCAAGTATCAAGTTGCCATTGTAAATATTCCAATTATGTGGAAGCAATATGGAGAATCCATCCGATTGATAAAAAATACGAATCACTGTGATACTTATTTCGAAAGAAAAGACTTTATTATCACTCGACTAGGGCTTCTTCAACGTACTCTTAACTATGTCGGGGGATCGAACTCGTTCATTGATCCAATGACAAACACTGATATTACGTTACATTCAGCGGACATTGACGGTATCATTAGCGATTTGAAATCAGCAAAATATGACGAAGCTTTCATCAAAAGATATGCTGAATCTTTGGAGTTTAAGGTAAATTCTTTAAAAACTCCTAAAGCTAAATTAAATAATATTTTTAAATGGCAACAATGGATTGAACCTTATCAAAACAAGATTGATCCCAGTTTATATCAGCAATTTGAATTGTTTTGTTCAAAATTACAAACCCAAGTCAAATCCGAAATAGAAAAATAACAATTGAGGCAAAAATATGAAATGTCCATGGTGTGGCGTGCAAATTGCTGAAGGCTCAAAATTCTGTCCAGAATGTGGGCATACATTGGATCCAAACGCTACCAAAAATCTTAAACAAGCACAAAAAGAGATTCCAAAGACAAAAGGGAACACTTTTTGGGAAAATTTGGCAGCTACTGGGAACGTTATACAGGCAATTGGAAAAATGGGATGTGCATTATTAATTGTTCTTATTTTTGGAGCACTTCTGCTTGCTTTACTTTTTTAAAACTAAATTTGTGGGGGTAAATTATGAATATGAAGAAATCTTTATTATTGGGGATCACTGCTTTAACTCTGGGATTGAGTGTTTCAGCAACTGCCGTATCGGCTAATCACAATTTCTTTTACTGGGAACATCCACACTGGGTCACCGTTACTAGATCCTCAACCATTTACAAGATTAAGAGAACTTATCCCCTTGTAAATAGCTACGTTGTTAAAAAATATCATGTGTATTATGGGCACCACTTACTTATCCACCATGCAGCAAGTTATGACTGGCAAGTGGAGAGTGGTCACTTTAACTCAAATAGTTACTACACATATTCTGTCAATCGTTCTAGTTATAGTTGGTTTAAGCAAGGAATTCATTAATTAACCAGTCCAAATACTGATGACTTTAAAAACTTTGAGCACAGAAAGGCAGATTCTTTTGATTTACACAGACATTTTCAGCATCAAACATAAAGATGCAAAGGTTATTAATACCAAGAATGATTTTAACCGCATCTTTGTTATTGAAGACAAAAACGGCGTTCGGTATACGTGTTTGAAACCAGACGCGCAAAAGATGCCTAAAATGACTAGTCACTTCAAAACACTTAAAGCGAAATCAGCTCCATTAAATTATTTAACACCATATTTTACTGGTAAGCGCACTAAATAATAAGAAGCCCCCAATCGGGCTTTTATTTTACAACGCAAAAGAACATATGTACGAAAGGAGATGAGAGGCCATGGCTTCCATTTACAAGCTTAATAAGTCATGGGCAGCAAGATTATCCTACCAAGAGAATGGAAAGCGTAAGCGGCTTAATAAAGCAGGATTTTCTACCAAGTCAGCCGCACGTGCATGGGCAACTACTCAGGAAGCGGAACTACAAAAACATGGTGGTAATCACCTTTCCAAGCAAAGCATCATAGACTACTATCAAGAATGGTTTGACACTTTCAAAAAGCCAAGGGTTGCTCCGGCAACGCAACGGCGCTACATGGCAACAAAAGAAGTAATTGTACGTTATTTTGGTAATCGGTCTTTAGACTCAATTGACTATGCTGATTATCAAGAATTTATCAACAAGCTTGCTAGTAGCCATAAATTAGGTACGGTAAAAAAAGTGCATGGACAAGTTCGGGCAGCTATCCGCAAGGCATTTCAAATGGGTAAAATTTCAGCAGATTTTACTGACGGTGCTGAGATATCTGGAAAACCGGGTAAAAAGCCTGAAGACAAATTTCTTGACCTAGATGATATGCAACGACTTCTGGAATACTGTCTTATGAATATCAAATTCATCACTGATGTTGATCGAGCTATGTATGTATGTGCCCTTCTTACAGGTATGCGCTACGAAGAGGTTGCTGGACTAACATGGGATTGTGTCAACTTTGAAAAACACACGCTGAAAGTTAATAAAGCGTGGGATCACGTGGAACATAAATTTGGACCAACTAAAAACGAATCATCCATACGGACAATCAAGATCGACAGCCAGTTAGTGTTGATGCTCAAGGAATGGCGTCAAATTGTTAACGAATACATGAACCGACGGCATAGGTCGAATCCTAATAATTTTGTCTTTCTTGCTCGCAGTCGTGGAGCCGTTAGCCCGGAAACAGTTAACCATTTGCTACGAAAAGTATATCAGCAAGGCATTATCTCTAAACCAATCACATTTCACGGTCTCAGGCACACACACGCAAGCTATCTGATATCAAGTGGTATCTCTACCCATTACATTTCTGAACGCTTAGGACATAAAAATACGATCGTGACAGAAACCACGTATGCACATCTTTTTAAGAAAAAAAGGATTGAGGAAGAAAATCGAGCAATGAAAATGCTCGAAAATTTAGATAAAATAAATCAAAAAACATCGTCTGAAATTCATCAAAAATAGCATTTTTGTCTTCGATGGTCAAAAAATGGTCAATCAAGTCTTACAAACGTTGATATATTAGCAAGTTTAAAATCTCTCTTGCGACAT